AAAGGTCGGCCTGTGATGACAACTTCCGGATATAGACACCTCTTACGAAGTGTCCTTTCCAGTAGTCGCCACCGCAGGACTCGCGAAATGACCCGCTACTAAATGACTTGTCGTCATTTACCACAAAACCGTATCGGTTCAACGCCTTTGTGACAACTCCATATGCCTCGTCGAGGCACACAATGTCGTCACCGAAAACGCCATACGTGGGTTTTGTAGCATCGCACCGTGGGGTTGGTAACCCTAGTGCGCGGTAACAGGCCATCACGATTGACGCGAAGATCATCGTCTGTAAGGGAAAAGTAAAAGCATTCCCCATAGACGAGATCATATGCAGCTCAACCTCCGTACCATCTGGAAGGATAGTACGTGGTGACCTTGAAAGCTCCAACCACCAATGAACTAGTGGCGGAAGAGCATGTGAACAAAGTCGGCGTGCATTGCTATCCGAAGCGCCAACTAGGTCGATTGTACAATATTGACCGTACATAGACCCAAGTAGCGCCAGCCGTCTATTGATATCAGGTTGTTTTCTGATATCAATCCCAAAGAATGCCCTAAGGCGTCCTTCGAGAATGGCGCCGATCCCCTTCTGAAAAAGCATGTTCAGAGGAGGCTCGGTACAGATAACACGCGTCTCATCAACCTTCTTAGGAACTGTTGATAACCGACTTCCCCGCACAAGGCTTAGACTGTATTGAAGCAACCTTTTTCTTTCAGCGGTTGCCCAAGTACCGTCGCCAAGTGCGGCACGGTAGAACGTGTATAGATCGGGGTGCGTGCAAGCTAAGTCAGAGTGAAAGACCTTCGTAAGAAAGTCCTTATCCTCACAACCTATGCTTGCACCCGGCCCTACTTGAAAGCCCGCAGAAATTTGTGCGAGCCCAAAAGAAGAGTCGAAAAACGGGAACAAACACTGATGAAGGATAGATCTCATTTCCCCATCAATGATTGCTTCAAGATCGGATTCAGCCCTGAACTGCCAAGTACGGCAAGCTTCGTTCCTTTCCAGGAACTTTGTAATGCTGTACTTGTCTGCTTCAGGTGTCGCCGCAGCTTCGAATTTCTTTAAAGCTGAGCGACGCATCAGAATACGATCAACCCGTTCAAGTGATAAATCCTCGCTAAGAGGTTCGTCACCTGAGACACCAAGGTCTATAGAAAGCAAGCGATCGAGTAAGCCTATATCAACTATAGGCTTACTCTCGGCCTGTCTTTTCTTCCTCGAAGAAGAATTCGAGGGCTTCAGCTTCTCATTTAACCGAGATCTGCTTCGTCGTGAAGCGGACGGCTCCTGGTTTGGTACCAAAGGCCGAGCTGACCGTCTCTGCGTTGTACTCATGTACACTCCTGTCATTGACATCGATCCAAGTGAAATGTTTCTGGTTGATAAGGCCAAAAACGTTTTTCTTCACGAGGTATCGAGCAAAATGATAGGATTTCGCGTCCCAAGCACGCATATGCGTACTAATATCAATCAAGTCCTTGTCCATAGTAGGACCCCATTGTTGCCTCAGGTGTTGGATAGCCTGGTGCAAGATAGGATCACACACGGACAGCTTCTTGATGGGAAGCGTGAAACGCAACTCAAACAATCGAGACATAGCTGACTCCTACAAAGGATCAAAGAAAAGTTGGTTAGACGATGCCAGTGACGCTCGTATCACCAATACCGGCGGTCTGTTGAGACAGAGCGCCGATATGGAGACTAAGAGCTGCACGAATATTGGCAGCGTCCGCAACGTCTGCGCCGGCCGGTACTTCGATCATGGTCGTAACGACCATATCTTGGTACGGTTGTCCAGCTAACGGCAAGACACCCTTTCGGGTGACTTGCTTCCAGACGTTACGAGGCACACTGGAAATCAAACCAGTGGTAGGGTTCGGCTTGCCCAGGAACTTAAAGATCTTGGGCTTCCAGAACGCCAGCGTAAACGGAGCAGCTACGGATGAGACCGTAACGCCCGCTTGCGTGCCACCCAATGCCGAGACCGCATATTGCTTTGCGTTCACGTCCGGCGCCATGTCCACCAACAAGGTGTACGTGGGGGTAGTAAAGCCGGTTTGCGCGGCACCCGTTACGGGTGACGTGTACGAGACAGCCATTTCGTTTTCCTTCAAGTTAACGAAGGGATCTACTCGAAGCGAGAGCCTGCGTCACCAAAGCCCCTAAGTTTAACCACTTTCGGGAATCAATGGCGGGCATCTTAAACTCGAGCGTCGGAAACCGAAGCCCAGTCGAAGATCGCTCTACGTGTTTCATAGTAGATAGCGTATAACCGTAACCCGAACCATACATGACCAGGTTCTTTGCCGCTGCGAGGGCTTGACCAGTTGCAAGCTTGTCAAGTTCTCTTAGCGATAAACGAGTCTGTTCATAGATGACTGTCCGACAAACCCACAGTATATTGCTACGAGATGTAGCAGTACACTCAAGAACGTCGCCGATATTCGTAAAGTAATCAATCGCCCAACTGAGAGGAATTAAATTCCACACAGTCGGAACGAACTGATTCATTCGAAAACCGGATAGTTCTGTGAGTCTCTCGAACGAGCCAAATGGTGCGGTAGCAGATCCCTTGAGGCCACATCTGTAAATCACACGTACGCCTCGAATCTCGCGATATTCGTCGTGAAATCGCAAGTTCGAGAACGAAGCTTGACTTACATTTATGGCCGAGACCCACTGATCATACCCATGGCCTCGCGCATGATTACGAGGAAATAAATCCTCGTTATGCGCGAAGACCGAAGCTAGGTCCTTTATATCATTTATAAAAGGTTTCCAGCCGAAGGTATGTTCAAGCCAAGTTCCCG